TCGTTATTGATAATAAACGTTTTGATGTATTCGGTCCCTCTTTTAAAGAAGAATATATACTAAAATCCATTGAATATTATAAAAAATATGTTGGGAGAAAAAAGCAATATATTATAAAAGAACTAATATCTACGTCTTGGAATACATGGGACATCTATTCAATCGCAATATTTAATTTACAAATATTCGCAATTATTTTTAATAAGAGTTTTTTTTACAATAAATTACTTGTTAAGTTTTTTAAATTAACTATGGAAAGTATACATTATAATCCTAGCAAAAGATCTTTAGTAGACGATAAAATATCCAGTATTTCTGCTATTTACTTACAGAATAATTTAGTTGAAAATCAACATTTGTCAAAATATCTAAACGAACGGATTAAAAATATTGACGTAGAAAAATTGAATTTTTAGTTTCTGCGGCGTCTTCCTTTACTTTTTTTGTTAGTTTTATTTCTTCTTTTATTTCTTCTTTTATTTCTTCTTTTATTTCTTGACTTTAAAGGTTTAACAAATTTTTTTGAAAATCTTTTGTTGACTTTTTTGTATGAATTTTTTACTCTTTTAACACTTATTGGTTTTATAACTTTATTGGTAATATTATTTTCAATGTTAGAAACCGATGTGACAATGTTTTTACCGTTCATTGGCTTAACTACTTTATCGCTTACGTTGTTTTCTATTTTTATATATGAATTTTTGGCGAGTTTGAGCACATTTTTAAATGAAAGTCCTTTGGCCTCTGGTGTTTGTCTAACCGATTTAACATGATCCATCCATGCGTTTTTACCCATTATATATTATTGTTATATTTTATTTTATTTAAAATTGAAATAAAGTAAAATTATTAGTATTAATTAAATACAACATGGTTAAAAATCAAATCGGTGGAAACAAAGCAAAACGTCAGGGTAGAAAATTTGTTGGAACAACTAATTCAAAACTACGTCTTGCGGTTGAAGAAGGTGAAATATACGCGGTTGTCACAAAACATCTTGGCAACGCGATGATTGATGTTATGTGCATTGACGGTAAGACAAGAATTTGCATTATTCGCAATAAATTCCGAGGCCGTGGAAAACGAGACAATTGTATTAGTGTTGGGAATTGGGTTTTGGTGGGTGCACGTGAATGGGAAAATGAAGATTCTAATAAGAAAATTAAGTGTGATCTGCTTGAAGTATATACTTTGAATGATGTCGCACAACTTAAAAAAACACCTAATAATTGGCAAGTACTAATTTCTGCTATTGAAAAAGAAGATACGAAAGAAGATACGTCTTTGATCTTTACTGAAAATATTGGAAATGATGAACAACACGCCGTAGACGCGGATGATAGTGATGGTGGCGATGGCGACGGCGAATATAGCGGTGATGGCGACGATGAGATTAATTTTGATGATATCTAATTCGTCTGGTAGATTTTGATTTAGGTTTTATACTATAAAATATTTTTTTTGTTTTTTTTTGATCCTCATTTTTTTCAGAATACAATACATATAATGAATTGATGCGTCTTAAAAAACTTAGTGTTTGTGATAATTCAATGTCATTTATAAAGGTAATATTCTTTAAAACTATCGGGGTACGATTCTCAATTATACTATCCAATTCTTTTACTTTTAATATATTTGTATCGTATTGAAGTATAGCATTGAGTTTATAATCTTTTTTATTTTTTAATACTAAATTGTATAATTCCTCTTTTTTAATTTTATTATTTACAGACAATTTAAAATTTGTATTTTTTACATTTTTTATTGTATTAGTTTTATCAATATATATAAATTTTATAGTTACATAATCAATAGGTACAATACTGAATTTATCATAAAATTCATTTTCTTCTTGAAATTTATCTATCCAAGTGGTATCTATATCAGCATCTATATCAGCATCCATATCCGTATATGTATCCGTCTCTATATTTGTATTCATTTAATAAACTAATCTAAATAAACTAATCTAAATAAACTAATCTAAATAAACTAATCTAAATAAACTAATTAATCATCTCTCGTATACATGCTATCTATTAGTTCTTCGTTCATAAGATCGTCATAATTATAATTGTTTAATTCTGTATCTGATTCGTATTCATTTTGGTCATTATAGTAATCATAATCTACATCATATCCATGTACTTCATTATAGAGTTCCCAGTTTTCTCTCATTTTTACGATAGTTTCTGAAAATTTCTCTTCTATTGATTTTGTTTCTCGTGGTGGCGATGGGTCTTTTCGAACTAATCCATATTTTTTAACTATTTTACCATTTTCATAATATAATTTGACCCATCCTTCCCTTACATTTTTTGTTTTTTTATTATTCTGTTTTAATGTTTTAAAATCAATATTACTTACATTTATTACCGCAGGGGTCAATACTGGAAAATTCATATCTTTTGTGTTTTCCTTGAACATGTATTTAATATTTATATATATTAAAATGAGTACTTAAATGTATTTGCGTATGTTTATTCCACTCCTATTGTATCCGGTTGTTACATCATTATTTTGTATATTACTGCACCAGCACCCTCTATGCGTGTGGATTAGCACTTCCGTCAAAATACAATACAATACATGCATGTATTATATTATTATAAAAATGATTTAAATTTTATATAAGTTAGATAAGTAACAAATGGATTTTACAGAAGGGTCGCGAGAATGGCAGATGACAAGTATTCAAACCGAAGCATTTGAAATGTTTAGTAAAAAAAACAAAGATTATGGCGATGCATTTGCGATATACGGGCCTGTAGGTGTTATTATTAGAATTGGTGATAAAATTAATCGTCTTCAGTATATTACAAAAACAGGTGTTACAATGGTTAAAACTGAGGGTGTTCGCGACACACTACTTGATCTACATAACTATGCCGCAATGGCAATTATGCTTTTTGACGAGAAAAAGCCAATCATGTTTGATGCTCCTGAAATTCATGAAGATACATCACGTTAATTCTTTATTTCTAACTCAAGATCATCATTATAATTTTCAAAAGGATTCAATATTTCATATAAAAATTTATGTATCTTTTCGGGATTTTTATATTTAAAATGCCTGTGACAACAGCTCGGTTGTTGTGCGTTTTTAATTTCTTGTAGAAACATTTGATCAATGGAAGAATATGCTGATTTTAATATTATTATTTGCTTTATATATCTTCTTTTATATAAATAAAGCTCGGTTAAACGGGTTGAATGTTTAATGTCCAATTTATAACGCTTCATTAATTGCAGTTTATTAATGAATCTTAATTCATTTTTCACATTTTTTAAATTATTTATTGTTTTAGAACGGTGTCCATCTATTTTTTTTATTACTGCAATTATGTTAGTATTATAAATTATTGGTAATTGATTCCTAATTGCTCGTGGGACCAAAAACTGATTTGTCTCTTTAATATCATTTATTTTCTTTTCAACATCTATTAGTTTTTCTTTTACAACGTCCGATGTTTTATGCTCCTTATTATTACACGGAAATAAATAAGCTGAACAAGAAGAAAATTCAACGGATGAAAGCAATTTATCATACTGATGTGCTGAAATTTGATGCGCTTCCGCACTTGCGTCTAATTTTAAATAATTTATAATAGCAATTAATAATCCTACTAACGCACTTATACACGATAACATTAGTCCTTTCCATTCAGGTATATTACAACCTCTCAATACTAGTTGTGATGTCACTGTTCCGATCGCCGACAATGTCATTGCTGGAAGCATTAACCGATTTAGTATCCTTTCACAATAGTATTTTGATTCCATATAAATGTATCTTTGGCCTTTTAAATATGTCGATAGTATATCTAAAGAAGACGAAAGTTTATCATTCGGTTTTGTGTGATATTTGTCTATGTTATTTTCAACCGCGGTATAACTTAACTTCTTATATGGTATATGCTCATTGTTTTCATCGTAATGTTCTAATTCATAAGATTGTGGACTAATTTCGTCGTCGTCATCTATATCGGATGAATTGGAGTCACTTGGATTACTGTCGCTATCTATTGTTCTTACTCTATATGATATGTTGTGTTTATCATTTTTCCATTTATTAAAAAATTCTTCAAGTCTTTTAGTTTGCATGTATTTTGAATTGGTTTTGTCTTTTGAATTGGTCTCGTCTTTTGAATTGGTCTCGTCGTCGTCTTGCGAATTTATATTCAAACAACAAGAATTATTGTTAATATCATCAATGTTATCTTCTTGAATACTAAACATGGTTATGTATAATAATATATAATATATAATATATATTATAATTAACGACCTGATGAACCGAACCCGCGTGTGTCTCGGTCTGTTTGTATACCAAGGTCTACTTCGTTGTCTACCAACTTAATAATAAATTTTTCAAGTGCCGGGGCACATATTTGAATAAATCGGTCGTTTTGCTTTATTTTAAACCCATCATAATGCTGGACTGCCATTACATCAAACACCGCCCCAAGATTGCCTCTATAGCCAGAATCTATAATTCCAGTGCTATTTGCCAGTCTTAGCGGGGACTTGTAAATGCTTGAACGTGGATGTGTTGTGAACGATACTGGAGTATAGTTATTGTTATTAATGCGATACATTGCCGTTTTTATTTTAAAATCTATTTTGAGATGACGACCAAGTCCAGGTCTTATTCTTGCACCGTTACGCTCGTTTTGAACACGTTTTATTTCGTTATCATTCATATTGTATGTTTCATAACCAAGTCCTCTTGTTGCAGTTTTGTACCATATCGTTTCTGATTCTTCATCTAATACTATTTCGTGTTCATCGGGTTTATATGTGTCGCCTATTCCAGCGGCAGGTTTCATTTCATAAATTGGTTCGTGTTCGCTCAATTCTCTTTCTCTACAAAATACACCCGGAACGTTGTTGTAATCAAATGTTAAAATTTTCATACAACCAATAGGTGTAAATACGTCAAATCCAGCATTTGAAAAATTATTAGTTTTTATTTCATTATTCCAAGTTTTTATTGCTTCATTATATTTGGCTTTAAGGTTAGGGTTATTACCATCTACGTATAAATACAAAACATACTCATTGTCATATTTTTCTGCCCATTCCCAGTATTCTAAATATTGGTCTTCACCGTAATATTCTTTAAATTCATCTATAGTATAATATACTCCGTCTGCTGATTTTCTCATATCTTCAGGGTCAGGTTTGCAATGGGTTGGCATTATTAATATTTTTAATTATAATTATATATTTAATTCAATTTAAAATTAATTTTAATTTAATTTTAATTTAATTTTAAAATTGAATTAAAGATATACGATGTATTTACCTCTAATAACAATGGTTTCTCTTAACGATGAACGCTTCATTTCTAGGGCATGTGACGAGGCTCACAATTCGCCAATGCTTCAACGACATGGTTGTGTTGCGGTTGTTAATGGAAAGATTGTTGGTTCAGGATATAATAATTATAGGAATTATTCGCGAGATGGTATGATGTCTAAATGTTGTTCTTGTCATGCTGAGATTGCGGCAACAAGATCAGCCATAAAGAATTGTAAAGTAGGTCACCGCTCAACGAAAGGGCGCTAAATTTGTTAAGAAACTTAAACTATATGTAGTTAGAATAAGTAATGATGGAAAACTTAAGGATTCAAGACCTTGTTTATCATGCTTCAATAAACTAAAAAATTTAGGTATTAAAAAAGTTATTTACTCAACACAAGAGTCTACTATAGAATGTAAAAAAATGTCGGAATACCATACTGATAGACCTAGTTTTGGATATACATTTATTAAATCTTTATGATGGTGGTGAATAGGATTTTTTAGTATAGCCATGGCCACTGCCGGTAGTATAGTAGTCCGCGTTGTTTGTGTAGAATGAACTCGGC